ATGAGAAATATAATTGAGAATATGGAGGATTAATTAATGGAAAGAGCTTTTTTAGTAACAAAAGAAAGTAAGTATTATAAAGATTTAGAAGAATATATTAATATGGTAAATAGGCAAAAGAAGTTTGTTAAAGATTTTTTCAAAAATAACAACATAAATGCTGAAGAATATGTTATTAGAGGAGATGGTAGTTGTAATTGTCCATTTGGTGAATATGATAGCAAGAAAATTCAGTTAAGTATTGTTCCTTCCAAAGAGGACTTGGATTTATATAAAAAACAATTAACAAAAATTGATAACAGAGGACTATGTAGATTTAAAGCTAACAGTAAAATTGCTAAATTATTTGCACAAGAATGTATTGAAAACGAGGTAATAATAAATATTCTATCATTAGATTTAAGAGATTATTTTAAAATTGATTGGATATATGGATATTCGTTTCAAAGAGTCCCTTGTCAGGAAGGATATTACTTAAATATATCAAGTGAAGGTTTAAAAGAAGATGATAATCCAGTAGGATTCATGCCCATAAAATTAAGTGAGTTTTATAAAAAACTAGAGGAATATAAAGAGGATTAATAATGAAATACAATATTCAAATAATGGGAAAGCAAGAATGTACTTTATTTTCAACTAAAGATTTAACAGAAGATTGTATTGTAATATCAATTAATGACACCAATCACAATACAGTTATTTATGATAATGAAAATATAATAGATAAATTAAAATTATGGTTCGATGATATAGATACACCTATCCCAAATTATCAATTAATGTTGCAAGTAGACGCCCAAAAGATAAAAGATTTTATAGATTTCTATAAAGGGAAGGCAAAGAATATAATAGTTCATTGTACTGCTGGAATAAGTAGAAGTGGAGCTGTAGGATGCACGATAGCGAGGTACTTAAACAATGATGACAAGTATTTATTAGTAACAGGTAGATATATACCTAATAAACATGTATATAAATTAATGTGTGAAGTATTGGGTTTAGAATTTACTGATGAGTTATTTAAAGAAAAACTAAGGATAAGAAATAAAAGTAATAGAAGTAATTTAAAGGGTTATGGAGATTATGGAATAAGCATAGATGATATGTTTTGTGATGTGGTTATAGAGGAGGAATAAAATGAAAAACAAAGTTGAAAAAGTACCAGCTATTGAAGTCAAAGAAATGGGTGGGTTAAAATGTGATAATCTCAATTGTGATTGGAGAAATGATGACATAAAAGTTGAAGAATATGAGAATTATATTGATTATCCTTGCCCTAAATGTGGAAGTAATGTTTTTACAACAAAAGATTATAAATCGTTCATGGTTATATTAAAATTAGTTAAAGTTCTAAATTTCATACTGCCTAAAAGAAGAGTTGATGCAGATAATTTAACAACTATGAAATGTGAATTTAAAGGTGATGGAATTGTGGATGCTACAATTGATAAAGGAGGTATTAAATGAGTAGATTAGATTTTGAGCTAAAGATAGTGGATTTATTAGATGAAGCTAATAGTCAATTAAAAAGTGAAGATTTTGATAAGTTATTAGTTAACCTGAAGGAGATTGTAGAGGAATATGAGTAAAAATATTTGTGAAAGACATGATTTTGCATTAAATAAATTACAGAATTGTATGCGAAAAGTCCACTCCTTTAGGTGTGGGATGGATAGCATAAAATAATCTTAATTATGTGTATGAAATTTATTGACACATACACATATAAGTGTTAATATTAGTATATGGAGAATAAATATAGAAAAACTCAAACAACAGTAAGTTTAATTAATTATCATTTTATATTTTGCCCAAGGTATAGAAGGAAGATATTCAATATACCTAATGTAGAGGATAGATTTAAAGCATTGGTTAAAGAAAAATGTAAGGAGTTGGAAATAGAAATTATTGCAATAGAATGTGATAAAGATCATACGCATATGTTTTTAAATTGTCCACCAAAACAAAGTCCTTCTGATATAATGCAAAATATAAAAGGGTACACAAGTAAAATTTTAAGAGAAGAATTTAAAGAACTTTCAAAGATGCCTAGTTTATGGACTAGAAGTTATTTTGTATCTACAGCAGGGAATGTATGTAGCGAAACTATAAAAAAGTATGTTGAAAATCAAAAAACAAGATATTAGAAAGAGGGGTGAATATTTTGAAAGAACAGAAACAAAGATATATATTAACTTTAAAATTAGAAACAGAAAGATTTCAAGAGGATATATTATCTAAAAGATTTGAAATAGGAAGACAAATTTATAATTCAGTTTTAGGTAAAGCACTAAACAGGTATAAAGAAATGGTTAAAACCAAGAAGTGGAGAGAAAATCAAATCAATATATCTAATATATATAAAGCTGAAAAAGATAAAAATAAAGCAAAAAAATTGGCTAAACAATATTTTGAAGTTAAAAAATCAATGTTAAAAGAGTTTGGTATTTCAGAATATTCATTTCATTCTAATGTTAAGAATATGCAAAATCATTTTAAAGAAAATATAGATAGTTTTACTGCTCAAAAAATAGCTTCTAATGTATGGAAAGCATTTGATAAACTATTATATAGTAATGGTGAATTGGTTCATTTTAAAAAATACAATGAGGGATTAAATTCTTTAGAAGGCAAGAGTAATAAAACTGGTATTAGATATTCATTAAAAGACAATAAATTAAATTGGAATGGTTTGTCAATTAATGTGCAATTAAAATTAAATGAGTACGAAATAAGTGCTTTAAGAGATGAAATAAAGTATTGCAGAATAGTTAGAAAATTTGTTAGAGGAAAATATAAATATTCACTACAATTGATATTAGATGGTATTCCACCAATTAAGGTAAGTAAAGATGGGGAAATTAAAAATGATATAGGTTGTGGAGATGTAGGAATTGATATAGGGACTCAAACAGTAGCAATTGTTTCAGATTATGATTGTAAATTATATGAATTAGCACCAAATGTCCAAAATATAGAGAATGAAAAGCGTAAATTAATGAGATATATGGACAGAAGCAAAAGGTCAACTAATACGAACAATTTTAATGACGATGGAACAATTAAAAGAGGAGTTAAATTAGAATGGAACTATTCTAATAAATATATTGAAGCTAAAAATAAATTAAAAGATTTATATAGGAAACAAGCTGATATAAGAAAACAAGATCATAATATAATGGCTAATGAAATATTGAGACAAGGCGATACTATAAAGGTTGAAACAATGAATTTCAAAGGACTTCAAAGTAGAGCGAAAAATACAACTGTAAATAAAAATGGAAAATTTAATAAAAAGAAAAGGTTCGGTAAGTCTTTAGCGAATAAATCACCTAGTATGTTTTTAACTATATTAGAAAATAAGGTTAAAATGAAAGGTGGATTATTTGTAGAGATAAACACTTATAAAGTAAGAGCTAGTCAATATAATCACTTTAATGAAGAATGTAATAAAAAGAAATTAAGTCAAAGATGGAATTATTTTGATAATATTAAAGTGCAAAGAGATTTATATTCAGCATTTATAATTAAGAATGTTGATGGTTTGGAGAATATAAACAATGAAAAATGCACAGAACAATTTAATGATTTTTTTAAAAATCATAATAAAGAAGTAATAAGACTGCAAGAGTTTAAGAATTTAAGTAGTATAGGAATTTAATATGATAAAAATGGTTTTGAAACGAGCCATATACTATCGTTA